CTATCAATTTGCTTGGGTGATCGCGCATCTTGCAGGCGCTTACAAAAACTCTACGCTCAACCTTGAAGTCAATGGTCCCGGCCAGCCAGTCCTGCAAGAGCTTCGAAATCTGAAGCGTCATGCTGCGGCAGTCGGCGGCGCTCGCGGCAATGATCTGATGGACGTTCTCTCGCATATGCAGAACTACATCTGGCGCAAGAACGACACGCTATCGGGTCCCGGCACAAGCATCGGCTGGCTCACCACACATGCAACCAAAGAACGCATGATGTCTTATCTGAAAGATTACTTCGAGCGCGGCATGATGCGGATCAGGTCAATAGAGTGCATCGAAGAAATGAAAACCATTCGCCGCGACGGCGGTACTATTGCAGCGCCGGGAAGATCAAAGGACGACCGCGTAATTGCGTCGGCTCTTGCTGCGGCGGCTTATGCTGAGCAAGTGCAGCCGCGTTTGATTGCCATGAAGATGACACGCGCTGTTTCAAAAGGCATGGAAGAATATACGCCAGAGCAAATTGCAACCGGGCGAAACGTATCAACCTATTTGAAAAAAATAGGGATATACGGATCATGATTGACGTTCTGAACAAAGCAGAAATCTATCGCCGCATGGAACGCTATCTTGAAGAAGAAGATCGCATTGTGTCCGTCAAGTTTTTGGCAGAGCTGGCTGGTCTTTCTGAACGCCTTATCTTTGGCATTTTTGTCGGCGGCACTCATACCATGTCTGAAGAAACACAAGTTCGCATGTCTCGCGCTCTTGAGCGGCTGGAACGTGGCGATGTGACGGTCATGCGTAATCGCAATCGAACAAAGTACCTGCAATACAATAATACGCCTAAACCCCGCATCGTCAGAGGATACGGCTTGCAACTTGATGGGGGTAAGATTAGTCTTAAGATTGGCCTTAAGAATAAGGCTAACTTTTCTAATCCTACTTTCAAAGAACAAATGGAGAGGAAGTGATGGCTGTTCTTCGTTCCTATAAATGCCCTCGGCATGGCTATTTCGACGCTTGGGAGCCTCTTTGCGAACATGGCTGCACCGATGTGGCCGTTGTCTTCTTGAAAGCGCCGTCTATGCGAGATAGCATCAAAGCAGGACGTTCAAAGAGAAATGATAATAATCTCAAGCAATTAGCTGCCGATTTTGGAATGTCAGACATTAAATCGGTCAAAGAAGGCGAAAGCCAGCAGGGTTATATCACCCGCAACAATGCCAAAATTGGCGAGCAAGAAGCCGAAATGGCGCGTCAAGCCAAGCTCAACGGCGTTATGTGGGGCGACGCGGGCAAATATTCCATGCAAGGGATGCTTGCGGGCGGTGCCGTAAAGTCTGCTATGGGAGAACCAGTTGGATTTAATCCAAAAGATGCTAATCTGCCTACCAAGCTCCCGACAGTGGTTCATGCAACTGATCCGACCCTGAAGATTGGCGACGAATGAGAATACCTTCAAACCTCCAGCAGCGCGAAGAGTTCTATCTGGACCTCGTTCGCAAGTGCAAGGTATCTCAGGAAGATCGCAAAGCCGATTATAATTCGCTGCGCTCTTTTTACCTGTTTGGGTCTTCGCCTGAAGAAAGCCCGTCGGCTTATAACAAGATTTATCCGCACATCGACCAACTGGTTGCCTTCCTTTATTCGGCTGACACGACCCGCTTTGCCATCAACCTTGGCGCGTCGGCTCCCGATACTGAATACCGGAAAATTCCTCGTCTAACTCAAAGCCTGAACGACAAATGGTCTGACAGCAACGGCGACCATATCTTTGGTTTAGCCCTCAACTGGGCTATGTGCTACGACAGCGCCTTTGTTAAACTCATTGTAAATAAGGGTCATATCTTTCCTTATTTTGTTGATCCAGCCATGATGGGCATGTTGCGTGAAGACGTTCCTCATTCGGATCGTCAGGAAGCCTTTACGCACACCTACTACATCACAAAGTCTGATCTGTACGCCCGTCTGTACAATCATCCCAAGCGTGATGACATTATCTCGCGTATTACCGCAGGCCCAACAGAAGTACACTATGTTGCAAGTGGCCTTGACCGTATTGTTCTGTCTTCCTCAGACCCAACGATGATGGGTAACGTCAACCTTGACCTCAACGGTTACAACCGTATGAAAGCCCGTGTCGAGGAAGAAACTATTGAAATGACAGAGCTTTACGTCTGGTGTGATGAAACACAAGACTACATGGTTGTTACCAAAGCTGATCCAGATGTCATTATCTATGACCGCGCCAACGAGAACATGTTCTTGAAAGGCGAAAGCCCGTTTATTCAAATTTGCCCAAACCCCATGCCAGACTACTTCTGGGGTCAGTCGGAAGTCTCACGCCTCATCTACCTTCAGCAGATGTACAATAGGCGCATGAGCGAAATCCTTGATCTACTTGCAAAGCAAGTAAACCCGCCGACTGCTCTCATGGGCTTTACGGGCATCTTGGATGAAAAGAATTTTGCTTTGAACCGTCCGGGCGGCTTGCTGTCAACCGACATGCCTAACGCAAAGGCTGATCGTCTTGCCCCGCAAATGCCCGCTGACCTGTATGAACAGATCAAACAGATCGACGGCTGGTTTGAAGAAGCCTCCGGTATTTCTTCTGTTCTGTCTGGGCGTGGCGAAAGCGGTGTGCGCTCCGCTGGTCACGCTTCCCAGCTTGCTAGATTAGGCTCAAGCAGAGCAAAACGCCGCGCCCTTCAGGTAGAGCTTTCCCTTGAAAAGATGGCGACGCTCTACATGAAACTAATCCAAGCCTATGATCCGACGCATTACAAAGATGCTGATGGTATGAAGTTCATAGCTGAACAGTTTACCAAGGATTATATGGTTAAAGTGGACGCCCACTCGAATAGCCCGATCTTCATGGAAGATACTCGCGCTATGGCGTTCAATCTGTTTAAGGCTGGCGCTATCGACAAGGAGAGCTTGCTCGACCTGATCGACCCGCCCATGAAGCAGATGCTCAAAGAGAAATTAAAGAAAGCTCCCGCCCCTGAAGCGGGTGGCCCTAACGTCACTCCCATGAAAAAAGGAGCGCAAGGTGGCTGAACGTCAAGCAACTACAGGCGACCAACCGCGTTTTAGTTCTAAAGAATTGACACGCGAACAAAAACCAGCGAACCTTCAGTACCGCGTATCGTCTATTCGCTCCATAGGGAATGACCAGACAAGGCGGCAGAACCAACGTGTGAACGTGAGGTAAGCTATGTATAAATCCGTGAAGCGCAGCCGTAGAGGCAAGCGCCGCTGAACGAATTGGGGACAGTCACTCTAACAGGAGGCCGACACATGGCTAAGCGTAAGGGCCGCAAGGGCAAGCGCTAATTGCTTCCCGCAAGGGACAGTTAGTTTTCTAAACCATCCATTCCTCTCATGACGGAGACGCAAAATGCGTAAGGGTCGCAAGGGTCGTAAGGCTCGTCGCTAACTAACAAACGGGTTAGTCCCGTTTTTAGTAGCACAAATCGTCTGACGGGGGACGGACGTAAAAAATATCCCCCGCTTGACTTTTCAAGCTGTTTGTCAGCAACCTACACAAAACTTGGGTGTTTCGATGGCCGATCAGGATATTATGCAGTTGATGGCAGGCGCACCCCACCCCGGTGCTGGGGAAGGTATGCCTGCGCCCGCGTCCGATACGCCGCCTCCGATGCCTGCGCCAATGGCGACGCCGGAACCCAAGGCAGGTGAACGTGAAGCTGCCATGATTAATGTAAGCATGGCACTCGACCTTCTTGAGCGTTCCCTGCCGCAGATTGGTTCCGAGACGCCGGAAGGCCGGAAACTGATGTCTGCTCTTAACTCGCTCACTTCGATCATTGGGGCGAAAAAGCCTCGCACCGATGAACTCCAAGCCGCTGAAATCATGCAGTTACTTGGAAATCTCCCGCAGGCGCAAGGTGCAATGCAGGGTGGCGGTATGCCCCCCGGTGGCGCTCCTCCCATGCCTGCCGCGCCGCCGCCCATGCCGGGTGCTGGTGCGCCTCCCGCAATGCCGCCGGGTATGCCGCCCGGTGGCCCGACCCCGCCCATGTAGGAGCGAGCAAATGGACTTGTTTAAGCCGCGTAAGGCCGCAGCGCCGCGCAACCCGACTACCGATCAGCAACAGAATGGTCAGATCACCAATACGCCGCGTTACGCGCATCTTGGTGGCCTTTCCAACGCTTCCAAAACCGGATCAAAGAACATCTACAAGATTGTTCCTCCCGGCGATGGAAAAAAAGTTATCTAACCAGACAGCATAGGGGACTTAAATGCCGTCGCTTGAAGACCTTTCGTCGGATGCCCGTGATGAGCTTGCAATGCTCGCTCGTGAACTGGCAGACAACCCTGATACTCGTGAGGCGTTTTTGCGCCTAACGAAGAAGGCTCGTCCTTCTTTGACCATAGACAGCATTGACTTGAAAGATGAAGTCTCTGCCCGTCTTGAACAGGCTAGTGATCGCGTGAACCTTCTTGAAGGTAAGCTGCGTGAACGCGAGGCGATTGACAACTTGGATCGTCGTCGTCGTGATCTCATCAAAAGTGGGAAAGCCAAATCAGAAGAAGAAATCGAGCAAATTGAGAGGATCATGCTGGAAAAAGGCATTACCACTCATGAAGCGGCTGCGGATTACTGGACTTGGATGCGGCAAGCGGCTACGCCAACGCCCCAGACTTCCTTTAGTAGGAATGTTTTGGACGAAAGCGCCCGTGGCACTCTGAAAAAGTTCTGGGCTAATCCCGCTGGCGCAGCGCGAGACGAGGCTGCCAAGGCTTTGAACGAATTGCGGAAAAATCCGCGTCCGTTTGGGTTTTGACTGTAACGGGGACGATAAGGCGCAAATTTAACCAAACATGAGGTGTTAACATGCCTATTGGTGGCGGTATTGTTCCCGCATCAGGCACTAACCAGTATACCGAACTAACGTACGTCACACGCCGTGCGTTTATCCCCAAGATGGTCGTCCAGATTTATAACTCGACGCCTCTTCTTGCGGCTCTCATTGCCAATAGCCAAACAGCTACTGGCGGTGTGTCGTCCGTCACCGTTCCGGTGCAGGGCGCTCAGTTCGTCAATGCTCAGTGGTCTGATTACTCCGGTTCGTTCGCTCAGCCTGCCGTCCAGCAGGGTGCGTACAATGCGGAGTTTAACCTTAAACTGATGATCGCCCCCGTGCCGTTCCTCGGCATGGAAGGTGCAGTTCAGCAGGACCACGCAATCATCCCACTCATCGAAGCTCGTATGAACGATGCGACGAACGTGATGATGGATGCGATGGCTACTGCCCTTTATACCAATACCACCAACACCCAGCAGTTTACGGGTCTCCCGGCTGCGGTTGACGATGGTACTGGTACTGCAACTTACGGCAACATCAATCGCTCGACCTACACTTGGTGGAAGTCAAAGCAATACGCTGCTGGCTCGGTCAACCCGACTCGTCAGAACGTGCTTCAGTACATCTCCGGCACCGTCAAGAACGGCGCTGAAGTCCCGACATTCGGTGTCTGCGGCTTTGGCACTTGGACGCTTCTGGCGCAGGATTATGTTGGTCAAGAACAGTATGTCATCACGCCGGGTCACGGTTTTGATGGCGATGCAAATGGCCCACAGTCTGCGTTCCGCGCCCTTATGGTTGCTGGCGTTCCGATCTATCCTGACCCGTACTGCCCAGAAGGTACTCTGTACCTCCTCAACACCAACTATCTCTCTCTCTATATTCATGAGCAGGGACAGTTTGTGTTCACGGGCTTCGAAAGCACTCTGCCTAACTGGCAGATCGGCTATGTCGGCGCGGTCATTAACATTGCTGAGCTTGTTTCCACGAAGCCTAAGTCTATGACTAAGGTGACTGGCTACAACTCGCTCTCGCTCTAAGGAGATCGACCAATGGCACTCGGCCTTAATAAAATTCTTCTCGCCAACGCAACTCCCAACACGGCTGGTGCGTATCTTCAACCTGTGACTGTTTCCAGCGTGGGCGCTGGTAATGCCACCGCGATGGGAAATTCCCAATATATTCCGGCTGGTACTTACATTCTCCCCGCAACAGCAAACTGCGTCATTGAAGTCAATCAGTATACGGGTTCAGCAAATAGCTGGAGTACCGTAAACGCGAATGGCGTCGGCGGGGTTGTGCTTTCGGATGGTGTCAGCGTTCGTGCAAACGCAACGGCTGGAACCATCACAGTCACTCTGTGGACAGTCAACGGCGGTAATGCTGCGACAGGCACCTACAACAGCTAAGAGGTGTAGTCATGGCAAATCAAAACCGCGTTGGTTCCGAGTTACAAGACGGCTTTGGCAATAAGCGCATTGCTAATGTCAAAGCACCGTTTTCTCTCGCGACCACTGCAAATGCGGTTGTAGCTCTGCCTATTCTGTCCGGTGGCACAGGTGGTACGACTGAATACATCATTCGTCGTATCACAGTTGCTAATCTGTCAAATAGCGCAGGCGGGGCTGTAGCCTCTGCCGCACTTGCAAACGTCACGGTTGGCACCACAAATGATGGCGCTAACCTTGTCGCAAACTTGACAACGCTGACAAACCTGACCACAGGCACAACCTATGTTGACCTGACGCTTAATACGGACACGTTAAAAACTTGCTACACAGCAACCACGTTGTTCGTAAACGTCACAGCCAATGTTGCTAATACTCAGGCGTTTATCAGCGTCTACGGCGATATAGTGACCTTCTAATGTCTAGCGTTTGGGTCACAAACAAAGGCACGGAAAAACTCACCGACGGGTGGGATGG